GATTTTTTTTACAACAATCCCTTTTAACTATGGAATTAACTATATTACTTTTTTACTGCCTGTAAATGGTTGGAATACTTTTGAGATACCACTTAATACTTTTACAAAAAATGGTGCTGCTGATTGGCAGACAGTGAAAGGACTTAGGTTTACTGTTAACTTAACTATTGATAATGCAACAGAAAAAGTTAATTTTGACCAAATAGAAATTAAATGATTCTACGTGGAAAATTTATATAATACTTTATTTACTTTGGATTATCGTATATAATAATAATTAGTACTAATTGAGCTGACGAGCGTTAATACGTAAAAATGAGCCTGACAAGGCGTAAATAATATGGATGAAAGGAAGAGTTGAAATGGCAGAGGAAAACAATGTAAATGTTGACGAAAACAATGTAAATGTTGATGAAAATAATGTTGATAAAAATGAACCACAAGAAGAAAAAGTAATTTTTGAAAATCAAAAAGCTTTTGATGCTGTTATAAATAGAAGAATTGCAAAAGCTTTAAAAGCTGAGAATGAAAAAAGAGAAAAAGAAAAACAACAAAATGAATTATCTGAAAAAGATAAATTAAAACTTCAAATGGAAGAAGTAGAAAAAAAAGCTATTGAAAGAGAAAAAGCTGCAAATACAAGATTGATAAAAGCAGAGGTTAAAAATATAGCTTCTAACTTAAATATTATTGATCCAGCTGCTGCATATAAATTGTTGGATAAAAATGAAATAGAAGTGAACGAAAAAGGTGATGTTGTTGGAGTTGAAAAGGCTTTAAAAGTGTTAATAACTGAGAAACCTTGGTTATTAAAACAAAATACACAGCCGGCAAAGACAGGAGACGATACAAAAAATAACAAAAACAACAATCCTTTAAAAAGTGGGAATGATTTCAATTCAATCATTCGTCAAGCAAGAAATTTTAAATAATTAAGAGGTGATTATTTTGGCAGGAGAAAATTACATTCCAAGGTATGACGTTGATGCTTTAATGCCTGAGGAATATTCTAGGGATATAGTAGATAGTGTTCCAGAGATGTCAGCGGTTATGAGGTTAGGATATAAAGCTCAAAATATGTCAAGAAAGCAAAGAAGGATTCCCTGTGTTTCCGCACTTCCAATAACATATTTTGAAAATCCAGGTCCTGGCACAGTTCAAGAAGGTGAACAATGGAAAAAGTTATCAAGGATGGCATGGGAAAATAAATATTTAGATGCTGAAGGATTAAACGTAATAATTGTAATTCCTGAAGCTGTATTAAATGACTCTGCATATGATATTTGGGCAGAAGTAAAACCAAAACTTCTTGAAGCTTTTGGAGCTGCTTTTGATCAAGCTGTATTTTATGGAGTTGATGCTCCAGCAATATGGCCAACACCAATTGTCCAGTCTGCGATAGCTGCTGGAAATAGTGTTGTTATGGGATCTTTGGGTGATATTTACGCAGATATTTTAGGTGTAAATGGTTTAATCTCTAAAGTTGAGGAAGATGGATATTTCTGTGACGGACATGTTTGTGCGATGAAAATGAGATCTTACTTTAGGGGGCTAAGAGCAACAACAGGAGAACCTATTTTCAAGGCTTTAGTAAAAGAAGGAGTTCAAGGTGCTACAGTCTACAAGCTTGATGGAGATGATTGCATATTCCCACGTAATGGAAGTATTATTCCTGATTTAAGTATGCAGATTTCGGGAGATTGGCGTCAATTGATGTATGCAATTAGGGAAGATGTAAGTTGGAAATTGTTAGATCAAGCAGTATTGCAAGATCCAGTAACTAAAGAGATTGTAATAAATCTTCCTCAACAAAATGCAATAGCTTTAAGAGCTACAATGAGAGTAGCATGGCAAGTTCCTAATCCTATAAATAGATTAAATACTGATGAAACAACAAGATATCCATTTGCTGTATATCATAAACAAGGATCTTAAAAGTAATGAAAGTTAAGTTTATAAAGGATATAGGGAACTATAAAGCTGGTGATGTTGTTGATTTGGAATTACTTCAAGCAAAAGCATATATTGAATGTAGAAAAGCTGTATTATACAAAGGTGAAACACCAAAAAAAAATATAGCAGATCTTCCATATAAAGAGCTTAGGAATTTATGTAAGTTAAACAAGATTCCAGCAGTTGGGACAAGAGAGTCAATGATTTTAGCCTTAAATGGGGTGAAGTAATGCCTTATAGTTATAATAATCCACCTGATATTATTGCTAAATTGCCAATAAATGCAAAAAAAATATGGATAAATTCATTTAATACAGCTTATAAAAATGGAGAAAGTGAAGAAACATGTGTTAGAATTGCATGGGGAGCAATAAAAAAGGCTGGATATTCAAAAAATAATGATAATGAGTGGGGAAGGTGGGAGTGAAATGTATCTAACCGCAATAGAATACAATACATATACAGGAAGACCATCTTCCGAAGCTACAACTTTATTAATTAGACAGGCCTGTAAATTACTTGATTCACGAATAGGAAATCACGCAGTTTATACAAATGGATATAAGATAAATACTGCATCATCAACATGGTATTTCGATGATGTTTATATTGTTACAGCGGATCAAAAAGAAGCGGTGAAAATGTGGGTCGCTTCAATGATTCAAGAAATGGTTATTAATGGATCAGCAGTAAATAATATTAAAGGTGTATCACTGGGAAGATTTTCAGTTCAAAAGGGAAGCTCTTCAAGTAATCAAATTTTACCATCAAGTATGGGATATGTTGATAGCATTTTAATTAGTTCTGGAATTATTAAAAGAGAGTTGATGATTAAATGAGTATATCTATTTTTAATAGTTTGATGACACATAAAGTAGAGCTAATAAAAAGAGCGAGAACAAAAGAAGGAAATTTTAAAGATGTTGTTACTTATCCTCATGAAAAGGGTTTTTGTCAGTATGGAAATAAAATGATAAAACTAAAAACAGGGGAGGAAATAATGTCAACAGCTATTATATTTTTACAAAATGATAGCAAGATTGATATAAACCATGAATACTGGAAAATAAATCAGATTTCCCCACAAACCAGAAAAAACATGGAAGTATTGCAGATAGATCCAGTAGATGATCCAACGAATGCAGGAAACACACATCATTATGAATGTATAGTGAGGTAAAAAGCATATGAATGGTTGGAAAGTTTGGTACGGAGATAAAGTAATACAATTGACAAATATTGCATGTGTAGAAGCAGTTCGTAAAACTGGTGAAATTGTTTTAGCAGCTGCGAAAAATGAAGTTCCTCTTGACGAAGGTACTCTGAGAGATTCTGGAATAGTTATCATGGCAGCAGGTAACGAGCCAGCGTGTTGTATAACGTTTGGTGGTGGTCAAGGAACAGGTTTTCCTATAGTGCCCTATGCAATAAGATGGCATGAGACAACAGCAAATTTCCAACATGGAAGAAAAGCTTTTTATTTAAGAGATCCTTTTAATAGGTTGGCAGCTAATAAGTTAAAAGACTTTATAAAAGAAGAGGTGGAAAAGATATTATGATAGCTGATGAATTCTGTAAATGGTTAGATAATAATGGATTTGGAAGTTTTTCAGATAATGGAAACATATTTGATAATTTCCAGCCTAATGATCCTGATAATCAAATAGCTGTATATGACTATCAAGCTCCATCAATTCCTGAATCAAGTTCTTTAAGTGTTGACCAGATAGGGATCAGAATTGTTGTAAGAAACAATCAAAAACAAGAAGCAAAAAGAATTTTAATGGAAATTCATAAAAGCTTTATTGGCTTTGGTGGAGCTTCATTAATTGCTGAAAGTAATAATATTATAACTGCTAGTTTTGTTGATATTGTGCCTTATGGAATAGGTAAAGATGATAATAATAGGCATGAATATACAGTAAGTTATAGATTGAGAGTAACAACAATTGAAAATGCATATAGATTATAACGAAAGGAAGTGATTGTATGTCAACAGTAAATACAGGACACGAAGTTAAATTTGCAGGAACTACCGTTCTTATAGATGGATTAGTTGTTGCAAAAGTAACAGCTTTTAACAATGATGCTAGTATTTCCGAGGAAGATGTAACAGCAGCAGAGAATGTTATTCCTGGAACTGATGTATTGCATGGAGAATTTACACCAATTGCGGTAAATGAAACAGCAGCAATTGAAGGAATAACAATAGAAAGAACAACTTCTGGAAGAGATGTTGGGCAAAGTGAATTAAAAGATGCAGCACAAAAAGGCAAAATAGTCACAATAAGAAGAATAAGAAATACAGGCTATGGAGATATTCTGAATGGCTTTTTTACCGCATATAATGAAACTGGGGACGTAAGTGGTGTATACAAATTTAAATCAACATTTAGAGTAAATAGAGTAACTGAGGTAGTGCCAGGTAGTTAATTATTAGTTAAAAAGAAAGGAATAACAAACATGACAGAAGAACAAATGAATCTTGAAAATGAAAAAAGACTTGAATTATTAAATAGTAAAGTTGAAGAAATCAAAGAAAGGCAAGAAAGTGAATTAACTTACGACTTCGACAAAGCCTTAGAAGAATATGTAAAAAAGAAAGAGCGTTTTACAGTTAGATTTTTAGGCAAGATATATGAGTTACCACAATCAGTGCCTTTTAATTTCTCAACTTTTTTTCTCAGATATTGCGTAAAAAAAGTTGGTGGACAACAAATTGTTTCGATACCTGATGATAAGATTTTACAATTTATAAAGTTGATGTTTGGACAAAAATTTTTAGTAGCATTAGAAACAAGTAACGATGTAAATGTAAGTATTGAGTTCGTAAACGAAACCATTGTTCCACTTGTAATGAAACAATGGGGATATGATATAGATAATGAGAATGTTAAAGACTTACAAAAAAAAATTTCGAGCCAAGGATTGTAATATGGGCATGGTCTGCTTTAGAAGCTGATTTTTTACGCTACTATCAAATAGATTTAAATAGATGTTGTTTTAATAATGAAATCACATGGCGAAGATTTATTGTATTAGTGAAAGAATTGCCAAACGATTCAGCGTATGCAAGATGGTTACAAAATAAAGAAAATAGAAATTTTGTTGAGTATGATGACGAATTAATAAATACTAGTATAGACAAAATGAGGTGAAATGATGTCATTTGTTATTGGAGAATTAACTGCAAGAGTTGATGCAAATACAAATCCATTTAATCAAAGATTGAATCAAGTTAGAGGAACGGGTAATACTTTTATTTCAAATTTTGGAAGTTCATTAAATTCATTGGGAAGCAAATTCACAAGTATTGGAAGTTCATTATCTAAATTTGTAACATTGCCATTGGCAGCAGCTGGGGCTGCTGTTTTAAAATTGGGTACTGATTTCGAAACATCAATGGAACGTATTATTGGTCTTGTAGGAGTGAGCAGAGAGCAAGTTAATCTATGGAAAAAAGATTTAATAAAATTAGGACCAGAACTTGGAAAATCTCCAAATGAACTAGCAGATGCATTATTTTTTATAACATCGGCAGGTTTAAAAGGTGCTGAGGCTTTAGATATTTTAACTATGTCAGCAAAAGCATCTTCGGTTGGTCTAGGTGAAACAAAAGTTGTTGCGGATCTGGTAACTAGTGCAATGAACGCATATGGAAAGGAAAATTTATCAGCTTCAAAAGCAACAGATATATTAGTAGCAGCAGT